TTCGATCAAGCCAAGCTGTCGGCCGACGCCACCAACGGCGATCTCCGCGTTGAGTTCGACAACACATACCGCGAGCACCTTACGGGCGGATTGGCCTTGCTGTTCAAGGACGCTTTCACCTGGGAAGTTATTTCCATCGGAGACCAAGACGATGACGGCTTGGACCTGGATGCCGCCCTGGACGTGGACTGGCCTGCCGGAACGAAGGTCTATCCGCTGCGCCTCACTCAACTGACGCCGGAAACCAGTCTCGACGCGCTGACATCGACTGTCGGCGAATCCGTCCTACTGTTCCAAGTGATCGAACCGAACGACTTCACCGCTACCATGCCCGACGATCTTTCGTTCGAGGGTATGCCGGTCCTCATCACCCCGCCGAACCGATCCGAGACGATCACCACCGAACACACCCGCTTGTCGGCCGACCGTGACAACTCGACTGGCATTCCCTACCGCGTCGATCTCGCCCAACGGGCCTTCCAGGTTCAAGGCCATAGCTGGCAGGTGCGCGGGCGTCAGGCGCAATCGGAGTTTCGGTCCTTCCTCTATTGGCTGCGCGGCCGTCAACGGGCCATGTGGCTTCCTTCTTTCAATCAGGACTTCGTGACCAGTAGGGCGAGCTTGCTGGCCTCTGTCAGCCTCGATATCGAGAAAATCGGCATCACCTATGCTGGAGGCGTGATCCCCGGCCGAGACGCGATCCTGGTGGACGGCACCCCGGCTCGGATCACCGACCTGGGAGCGCCACAGTCGGCCGGAGAAGAACGACTCCGCATAGGGGCGGGCTTGACCGCTGCCGTGGCCGCTGGCCTCCCTGGGAGCTTCATGTCCGCCGCCAGGATGAACCAAGACACCGTGGAGCTTCTTCATCATGCCGACTCCGATGGCATGATGGAATGCTCGGCCACGTTCAAAACCTTCAACAATTCGCGCGATGCGTCGGGCACGATTTACAACCCTATACCGGATGCTGTAGCGAACTCTGATCCGTGCGGCGATGTCGGTTCTCCGGTCGAAGGCGGCCCTTGGATAGATCGTGGCACCGATTTTTTCAATATAGGAGCCGCGCAGGAAACCAGTGGTTCGTTGACAGGCTTTCAACGCTGGTTCAACGGCTACATTGATAATCTTCGCGTAACCAAAGGTGTCGCTCGATACCAGACTGGTAAGTTCAACGTCCCCGGAGCGGAGTTTCCTAACGATGAAAGCGATCCGTATTGGGCCGCCGTAGTCACCCTTCTTCGGTTCAACGGGTCCGATGGTGCCACTGAATCTGTATGCGAAAAAGGAAATACAGTGGTGCATAACGGAGGCGCGCATCTTTCTACGGATCATTGGAAGTTCGGAGGCTCCAGTTGTTTCTTTGACGGCGTGAACGATTGGGTAAAAGTGATTGTAGGTGCCTTGGGGCAGAACCTTGGCGAGACGTTCACTATCGAGGCTTGGGTTTTTCCAACGGCCAGGACTTCAGGCGAGTTCGGGGGTGACGCTTACGGCGAACCTATATTGAGCGCGGGTCAGGTAAGCGTGGGCAATTATGACACGGATATCGGTATTCACGATGATAATCTAAGGATCATAATGTCCACGTCATCCATTGTTACCCGGATCACCACGAACCTGGTCGGAGTTCCGTTAAATCAATGGACTCACGTTTCGGTTTGTAGAGACGGAAGTTCCGGCCTATACTATTTACATATCAACGGAAAACTGGCGACTACAGTATGAGCTTCAACGATACCGAGATCAGCACGCAAGACGGTCGGCCGGTAGCGCTCTATCTCCTGGTTTGGGGATGGACGGTGTGGGCTTACACTTCGGCCGACCGTAATATCACGCGCAGCGAGATCATCAATGGCACCCCTGTCGATGTCGAATATCTTGCCCTCGCCGTGTCGGACAACGGCATGGTCCAAGGCGGATCGTCGGCCAACGACTTCACCCTTGATTGCCCGTCTAATCTGCCGATAGTCGATCTCTTCCGGGGCACCCCGCCGAGCAATTCGATTTGGCTCATGGTTCGTCGCCAGCATTTCGGCGAAGCGGACGCACCGATTTACTGGACCGGCACCGTCACGAACGTCAAGAACTTGGGACCGGCGAACGCGCAGGTGATCGGCAAGCCGCTCACCGCTTCGTTCAAGCGCACCGGCCTCCGGCTGTGCTGGACGCGCGAGTGCCCGCACTTCCTTTACGATCACGGATGCAAAGTCGATCCGGACGATTTCAAGGTGGAGGCGACGATAACCGCCATCACCGGCAATACCATCACCGTGGATACCGTGGACGACAACGCCGATGATTACTTCAGGGGCGGATATGTCGAATGGGAGATCAATGATGACGGCACCGTAGAGCGGCGCATGATCGAAGCGCACGCGGGGCTTTCGCTCACCATGTTTGGGCTGACCGATGGCATGGAGATCGGCGACACTGTTTCGCTCTTCCCTGGATGCGACCGCACCCCTGGCACCTGCCAGGCCAAGTTCAACAACCTTGCCAACTACGGCGGCTTCGACTTCATGCCGGGTCAAACGCCGTTCGGCACGGTGATCTTCTAGGGAGCGCGCAGAATGCCTCTTTTTGCATGGGCGCTAGTCTTCCTGGTGGCGAGCTACGTCATCACGGCCGTCACGATGAAGACGCCGCAACCGCAAGGCCCCGCCAGTCTCGAAGATTTCGACATCCCGCAAGTCGAAGAAGGCACGCCGCACGCTGTCGTCTTCGGGGATGTGTGGCTGGAGGGATGGTTCGTCCTCTGGTATGGCAATTATCGAACGACCAAGATCAAGAGCAAGGGTGGCAAAAAGTGACGGAAGTAACTTCCGAGCCGAGAGTCTTCATGAGGCACATCCGCCAAGCGCGTCTTTGCTCTGGCGGCACACGGACCTGGTGGAAAGAGCACGGCTTCGACTGGACGGATTTTCTGAAGAACGGCATCGCCGGGGAGCGCTTGATCGAAACCGGCGATCCTCTGGCTTTAAGGCCGGTAGTTGCAGCAAGGGCAGAGCGCGATGGGCGGTAAGAGCAAATCACAGACAATCGGCTACCGCTACTTCATGTCGATTTTGAGCGGGCTTTGCCGTGGTCCGATCAATGAGTTTGTCGAGTGGCAGGCGGCGGACTTATCCGCTTGGCGCGGGTCGATTACTGACAACACTTTGTCGGCCGTTAACAAGCCCGAACTTTTCGGCGGCGAGAAGAAAGAAGGCGGCATACAGGGTCCGTTTTACCTGGCCATGGGCGGGGACACACAAGTCCTCCCCGGAGCGCAGGGATCGCTTCCGAGCGTCAAGGCGTCCATCGGGACCGGGACTGTATCGGAGTTCCGAGGCGTAGTCACGCTTTGGTTCGACGGCATGGTCTCGGCGATGAATCCATACGTCAAGGAATGGAAGTTCCGGGTCCGTCGATGGAGCGCCGGGTGGTGGCAGAACAACCCTTGGTATCCGGAAAAAGCCATGATTGGCTTGGAAGGCGGCTTGGTTCGCGCGATGAACGGCGCGCACATCATTTATGAATGTTGCACTAACCCGCAATGGGGCCGGGGTTTGGCCGCTTCGCGCCTGGACGAGAACAGCTTCATCTACGCCGCCAACACTCTTTGCGACGAAGGATTCGGCCTTTGCATCGCTTGGTATCGCAAAGAGGATATCGACGTTTTCATCCAGAAGATTTGCGATCTCATCGGAGCGGTTCTTTATACGGATCGCGAAACCGGGCTGATCGTGCTCCGCTTGGTGCGAGATGATTACAACGTAGATGAGATACCTTTGTTCACTCCGGATAGCGGCCTTCTCGATATTAAAGAAGACGACGCTGGATCGACTGATTCTTCTTTCAACGAAGTTATAGGCACGGGTCGAAGCCCGATCAATAATCAGGAGTTTCAAGTTCGAGCGCAGAACTTGGCGTCTTTCCAATCGCAACAGTCCGTGTCTTCCTTGGACCAAGACTATCGCGGTATCCCGACCAAAGACCTTCTCGGCCGAGTGGTGTTGCGCGACCTTCGGGCAAACGCTGTTGGCCTGAAAAAATACACCGTGATCCTGGACCGCCGAGCCTGGCGGATCGCCCCCGGTATGCCGTTCCGAATTGCCGATCCGAGCCGTGGGATCGCGGCTATCGTTCTACGCGCCAGCGAGATCGACGATGGCAACATGATCGACGGCAAGATCACGATCAAGACGATTCAGGATGTCTTCGGCCTGCCTTCCACCAGCTATGTGGTTCCGGCCGAACCAGGCTGGACGCCGCCGCCTACCGATGCGCTTCCCGCTGCCGAAGAGCGGCTTATCGAAGCGAGCTATCGCGACATCTACCGCCTGGTCGGTCCTGGAGACGCGGAGAGTGCGCCGACCGATGCAGCGTATATCGGACAACTCGCGCTCGCGCCTAACAGCACCAGCTACCAATACGACCTGGCCACCAAGGCGGAGGGTGAGCCTGACTATGAAGTCCAAGCGACTGGCAGCTTCACCGGCAACGCCAAACTGGTGTCGGATATCACCGCAACGCAAACTGAAATCGAGATCACCGATATATCCGATGTCGGGCCGGATACCATCGACCAAGCGCTTTACATCGGTGACGAATTGGTCCGCTTGGATGCGTTCGATGAAGAGACCGGGATTGCCACGATCACGCGCGGCGTCGGCGACACGATTCCGCAAGAGCATTCGGCCGATGATATCCTGTGGACCATTGACGACGATATGACCACGGACGGCCGCGCCTACACGGAAGGCGAGACGGTCTATTCCAAAGTCCTGACCCGCATCTCGACGGACGTGCTCGACATCGCCGATGCGACCGAACAGAGCATAGAGCTTGTAGGCCGCCAGGGGCGTCCATACCCTCCTGCCGATGTCCAGGTTGACGGGGATAGCATCTACGGCCTCACAGGCGAGCACACCGAGCCGGTGCTGACGTGGGGGAGCCGCAACCGCCTGACGCAAGCCGATCAGCTTGTGGGGCATTTCGATGCCAGCGTGGACGGTGAGGCAGGCACGACCTACAACATCCGCATCTACACGCTTGACGATCTTGACACGCCGATCCGCGAGGAAACCGGCATCACCGATCTTACCTGGACCTACGATGCGACCATGCAGGCGGCCGACGATCCGCCAGCGGTGGTCATCATGGAACTGGAAAGCGAGCGTGACGGAATCACGTCTTGGCAACACTACCACTTCCGGGTTATCCTGAAGTCCGGTTGGGGCTACGCATGGGGCCTCAATTGGGGCGGCGCTGGATAAGCGGAAGTAACTTCGGAGATCAGATATGCCCGGTGGAAGAACACTACCCAATCTCGCGCTGCAAGCCTTCTTCGATCTCGGAGAAGACGGGTGGGATGGACCGCCCGACGACTTCATGAGCACCAACTTACTGAAGTTGTCCGTGTTGGTCCAAGCCACGGTGATCGACAAGGTTGCGGCCGAGCCGGGATCGCCTGCCGATGGCGACACCTACATCCTGGACGAAACGCATGGCACGCATCCCAATGAGATCGCGGTCTATGATGTGGACGCCTGGAAGTATTTCGAGCCGTTCGAGGGCTGGCTGATCTTCAACCAAACTGAAGACTACTACGAGAAGTTCGACGGTGCCGTGTGGGCCGAACTGGAGACGGGCGGCGGAGGCGCGGCGGGGCCGTCCACGGTGGTCGAAGTCTCCGATACCGACACCAACCTTCTCGCTTCGCAGGCAAGCCAGTATATCCGGTTTACGGCCGCGACGGCGAAGACCCTGACGGTGCAGCCTGACGCGACCGAAGCCATGCCCGCCAACGGCGAGTGGCATATCCGGAATGTCGGCGCGGCCGATCTCACCCTTGTCGAAGGATCGGGCGTCACACTCAACCCTCCGGCCGGGGGCACTCTTGTCCTGTCGGCGGGATGCACCGTCACACTGAAGCGAGCGGCGGAAGACGAGTTCGACATCCTTGGTCAAACGGTGGCAGCATGATCGCGGGAATCGTAGCGCAGCAGGGCGCGCTGGTCGCTGAAGGAGCGCCGAGCGTAGATTACGCCGTTTTCTCCCCTAACTATCGGAACGTCACAGCCGCTCTTTCAAATGGTAATAAAACGGCCACGTCGAGCGCGGCGGCGTTCAAGCTGTTAGGGCCGGGGAACGCCAAATCCTCTGGTAAATACTATTTTGAAATAACTATCGTGGAGTTTGGTTCGACAAACGGAGAGATCATAGTCGGGATGGGCACATGGGAGGCCCGGCTGAATAACTGGATGGGTAGCTCCAGTCGTAGTGTCGGATGGGCTTGGGACAACAGAACTCTTTATAACGGCGGTAACATCGGTGGCGCTGGCTCTTTTACCGAAGGCGATGTAATCGGCGTTGAGATAGACTGCGATGCGCGGTCAATACGTTTCCGAAAGAACGGCGGCTCTTGGTCCGGATCGTATTCTCCGAGTTTAGGAACGCAACCTTTAATGCCTTTGGTGCAGATATACTATAATGGGGCACAAGTTACTTGTAATTTCGGCACCGATCCTTGGCACACCGCACCACCTACAGGTGTTGGAGGGTGGGAGACTGACGATCCTATAGCCGCGCGGTATTGGAGATACGTCAAAGTATATGGTGCTGTCACCCCCGGCCTCGCCCATGTGACCGAATGGGAACTGCGCGAAGAAATCGGCGGGGCCGATGTTATTGGTGGCGGGTCCATAACAGCGGATCAATACCACGCTGCCGGTGTTGAACCAGACAAAGCTATAGACAACAATGAAGCTACCTATTGGGGGACAACATACAACGCGCCACTTCCTCACTGGCTGCAATACGACTTCGGGGCAGGCAACGAAAAACTAATAGTCGAAAGCACAGTGGATATTCGCGCGGATACGTCTGAAGGCATACCCAACGATATCAGGATACTATATTCAAACGATGGGAGTCTATTCTTTCCGGCTTGTGGTGTAGCGGGAATGTCTTGGACAGCCGGTGAGAAGAAGACCTTCACCACTTTCTAGTCGATACTTGGAAGTTGACTTCCGGCTCCAGATTGGTTAACCACGACCGATTGGAACGGAAGTTACTTCCGACCGTTGTGGACCGATAGTAATAAGCGGGGGTCTAACGTGCGAGGCGTTGACATGCTAATCGTTTCTCTGAAGCAACACTTCCCGGCCAGGCTCCCCGAATGGTGGATGGCCTTCATGCTGATTCTGTGGGGCGGCTATGTCGTCCTCCATCCCGCGATCTTCACCGCCCCCGACTCGCAGAAAATGTTTTCCGGCATGGTCGCCATGGCCGGGAACTTCGATCCGGCTGGACTGTGGGGTTTGAGCGCTGTTGTCATCGGCATGATCCGGGCGTGCGCCTTGTTCATCAATGGCGCTTATACGCGGACGCCGATGATCCGTCTCTTCATGAGCTTCCTGTCCGCCTTCATTTGGACACAAGTTTCAATCGGTCTCTGGAAGAGTGGGGTGGCAAATACTGGCGTGGTGGTCTATGCGGGTCTAGTCATGATGGATATCGTGTCGGCCTACCGCGCAGCAACGGACATGGTGTTTGCTGAAAAGGTGCGGCACGATCTAAAAACACAGAGGCCGCGCCATGTCAGAAGTAGTTTCGTCTCCTGACTTCGTATCCATCGCCACGAACGCCGGAGTCTTCCTCGCCGCTGTCGGCACAGTAATCGCCGCCATCTGGTCCGCCGTAAAGAAGATCAAAAGCGTAGAGACTGGATCGGACCCGAAGACAGCGAGCAAGGTCATAGGCGGGGCGATCTTGGATAGCACGACGCTCTTGATGTGGCAGGAAAGTAATAGGGACGTAGCTGAAGCACTCCGAGATCACCAGAAGGAAATGATGGAACTCCGCTTCGCCGTCACTCAACTGAAGGACGTGATGCGATGAGCGATAATCCGGAAGTCAACGCAGGCCCGCCGCCATCGGTGGATATCCAAGACCCGCTGCCAGAAGGAACC